TTATCCGACACCTGCAAGTGTTGAACTCCTTGCATCCGAAACACGCCCCGTACTTTCCTGTTTGAGTTGCACGATTGTTTGTTTGAGTATTCCTATTTCTTCTGCCTGTTCTTTTATTGTTATCTGCTGTTCTTTTATAGTAGATAGAAGTTTATCGAATATTTCAGGGGGAAGACTTTGGCTGTTATCGAATATTTCTCTATCTTTATTTTTAGAAACACAGTTTGTTTGTGTATATTCTGTCGATGTTGGCTGGTTCGTTTTTGTCATCTCTCCCCTACCCGTCAAAAGCCACTCGCAGTTTATTGCGAATTTGTCAGCGATAGCAGCTAATACATCGAACCTTGGTTGCGTACCAGCTATGTAACTTCTAATATTGGACTCATTTACCCCAATAGCCTTCGCAAAAGGTAAGTTCTTTCCATCACAAAATTCTGTGATTAACATCTGTATTCTTTCTGAAATAGCCGACTTTTTCTCCATAATCGCATTATTTTGCTAAATTAATCGCATTTTAATGCGCAAAATCTTGCGACTTTCGCAGTAAAATACTATGTTTGCAGCGTGTTCAAAGTGTGAACACCGCCCCAAAGCTACAAAAAAGGCTTGAGGTGACAATGAGAAATATAAAAAGAAGAAAATGGAAGCAAAATTTAAAAAGGGACAAAGTGTAAGAATCACCAA